GTGTAATTCGGTACTTCCTCAAACTCTCGAAACCCAGGAGAGTCGGTGAACCCGAAACTGAAATCGGTGACTCCAGTAGCCATCTGGCTACCTCACCTCAATCCAATGTCAGCGTCAGCGAAGTGATCTGAAAAGTGTCACCAGCAGTCACCGCAGCAGACGACGACAATGCGCCAGTCCACAAACAGTTACCGGCAGTGGAGTTATCCCACAGCGAAAAATGCGAATAGGTTTCCGTGGTGGAAACGTTCGTCCACTCAACGGTCGCAGACGACGCCATCGAACCAGACGATGCAGCAGAGAACGTGACTTCCTCACGGGTTGTCTCTGTGGCTGCGTTGCTCGTGCCCGCTTCACCAGGGTCACCGGTGTGCAGCTTCACGTAAACGTTGCTCACCGAGAACGATTGAGCGCGAAGGGTATCGAGCAGTTTGTTCTCTGCGTAGTTAGAAATCGACATCAGTTACCTCGCGCAAAATGATAGCAGAAAAAACGAAGGAGGGGTGGCCGACCAGGGGAACGTCGAACCACCCCTCACAATCGTTGACTGAACTGGTTAGTTCAGTTACGCGCCGAGCGAGGACGCCGACTCAATGCGACGCAGTGAAGCCTCGCGGAATCGTGCGTAACCGCCGAGCCAGTACCAGCCGACAGGCTGGAAGCGCTGGAGCACGTCGACCACTGGACCGCGCACAACGCGTGGGAACGCGCCGTTGCCATCCACGATCGAGTGGGCCTTGGCGAGTGCCTGACGTCCACAGATGTGGGTGCAGTACGCGTCAATGGTGCCCGTCGAGCCTGAGCCGTTGGAGGCGTTCTCGAAAATCTTCGCACGTGGCGTCTCAATGAAACGCACACCTTCGAAGGCTCCGATTTCGCCGTTGTAGATACCGGCTGGGTCGCTGTACACGTGCGGGTCACGCCACGACGCGACACCGGTTTCACGGCGAAGGTCGTAACTTACATCGGGGTGAATGTAACCCATGTACATGCCGTTGAACGAAACGGCGTTGGCCTTGCGGAGGGCGGCGACAATCTTGCGAACGTCGTTTGCCTCAATGATGTCTGCTGCCGCAATGTTGTTGCGAGCCGTTGGGGTGGTGGTTCCGCCACCGCCGTAGATCACGTTGGTGCCAGCCGAAAGCACGTCACGGATAACTCCGTCGATGCTGATACCGGCGTTGTAACCAACGAGGTTTGCGGCTGCCGCATCCACGTCAAGGAACGACGTGCCACGCAACTTGGCGGTGGTGTTCACGGCATTGCCGTACTCATCCAACGTCACTTCAACTTGGCTGTCACCCATGACAACTGGGGTCACGTCGGTGTCCTCAGTCAAGGTGCTGGTCTTCTCGCTCAGGTCATTGAAAATGGTGAACTTCACCGATGATCCTGGCATTGCTTGTGCGACTGGCATCACGTCTGCAACCGCGTCGAACAAAAGTTCGCTGCGGAGTGCGAAGTACGCAATCCTGTCAAATGCAACCTGGTCTGTGAGCAGGCTGCTCTGTTGTGTCTTGGACATTTCCTGTGGTTCTTTCTCCCACAGGTTTATGCCCGTGGGCTAGATGTTTTCTGCTTCTTGCCTTGCCTGAGCCAAAATCTGCATGACCTCTTGCTCGTTACGAGCCTGGTTGATTTTGGTTGACCAATCGACCACAGGATCACTTGACTCACCGGCACGTTGAGCCTTCGTAATACGGCTCCACGCATCAGCCTCAGATTTGGCTTGCGCCGTCTCTGCTGCCTTCGCAATGAGATTCGCTTCCTCCGCTGCTAACCGAATTGCCTCTGGTGTCACTTCACCGTCGTAGCCTTTTACGAAATACTTCGAAACAGGATTATCCATTGGAACTCCTGCTTTGATGAAAGCCATTTCGCGTTTGACTGCTTCGGCTTCCGCAAGCTGTTTCTTCAGCTCTGCGGCTTCCTTTTCCAGTAGACGCATCCGTGCCCGCACGGGGTCTTTCGGTGCCTCGTCAACATTGTCGTCTTCGAACTCGTGGACATTGGACATTGGCTCACTCCTTTACCCACACCAGGTTGGAGGTTCCTGGTGGCTGTGTCTGATATGACAACTACCAGAGTAGCAGTATGACTACTTTTGTCAAGGGGGTGCTATTGGGCCATGCCTGCACCGGTTTCAACGGTGCCAGAGGTGGCTCCTGTGGTGCGTGCGAATGATCCGCCGCCAGCGAACTCTCCGACGCGTTGAGCGCGACGACGTTCCAATGCTTGCTGTGCTGCTATGTCGTAGCCGAATGTGGCGCCAAGTTGCTGTTCTTGGGTGAGGGCTTCTTCGCCGGTCATTTCGCTGTACAAACCCGAGAGTAGACCTTGTTGCGCAAAACGGGCTTGGGCTTCCTCGGCAGTGATACCACGTGCGGCAAGTTCTTCGGCTTGCAGGGCGGTTAGTTGCATACGTCCCTGTTCACGGCCTCGGGCCGCAATTTCCGCTGCACGAGCCTGACGGGTGAGCAGAGGCGCTGCGCGTTCTGGGTCAAGGAAATAGGCGGTAAGACCGTTATCGTCTACCCCGTACAGTTCTCGCATCTGACGGCGAACCTCTGGGTCAGCATCCTGTACCCGACGGTAACCCTGTTGGATGCGATCCTGTAGTTCTTGGGGTGAAACGTCGCCCTCAATGAGTCGTCGGAAGTCGTCGTTTTGGTCGTAGAAGCCTGTGGGTAGACCGTTGGATTGCATGAGTTGGCGGTACTGTTCTTCCAACCCGACATAGGTTGCGGGGTCAAGTTCTGGCAAACCCTTTTTGGCTCTGGCTGCGTTGCCAGCAAAACGGCGCTGGTATGCGGGCTGTTCACGTAGGGCGAACAGGATGGCGTTGGAATCGTTGAGGTCTACTGCACCACCGGTGATGACGCCCTCTACTGCGCCTTCTAGTTCGGACAGTCCGACTCGGCCGAGAAGGGTTCGGAGTCGACTAAAAGCGTCGGTGCGTACCCGTTGCGCTGCCGCTTGGGATGCTTGCTGGAGTGCGTTGAATTGGCGTTGCTGTTCTTCCAACTGCTGCTGGGCGATACGATCCGCTTCGGTTTGCCCTGGGGTGGTTGATGCTGCGGGTGGCTGTGGGGCTACGCCCAGCGCTTCACGCAAAGCCGCAATCTGCTCTGGGGTCTGGTTAGCGAACGCCTCATCAAGTTGACGACGCAACTCAGGCAACTCAATAGGACCAAGTTCTACGTTGCTCATCGCACTAACCCGAAAGCCCTTTCAAGAGTAGAAACCACGCTAGACACCTGTTGATTTGCCTGATTGGTGAAACGCCATCCGTAGTCTTTGTTTGTCTTTAGTTCGCGTTCCCAGTCAGCCAGCGACATGGGTCCCTTGTCGGCGGTGCCGAACGCACGTGACCATTTCGGGTCTTGCATAAAGTCGATGCTGTTCGGTTCTACTTCCAAAATTGCTGAGGCGTATTGGCGATAGTTCTTGAACAAATCATCCAATGACAAACCTGAATCAAGTTGTTGAGCCAGATGCGGATAGAGGGCTTTGGCTGAGTTTTTTGCTCGCTCAACAAGGGCGTTCTGATTCAGCACCATGCCTTTGCGGTCAGGGGCGCCCGTAAGCACTGAGGCGATTTCGTCATCGGTTGCCATGTATCCGTATTCGCGTACGGTGTTGCGCAACGCATCTGCCTGTGTTGATTCCAACGCTGGCGCTTTGGTTCCAACGGGAACATTCTTCATGGATTCTGCGTACACAAAGTTCTTTAGACGTGTGCCAGTCAGCCCGAAACGTGCGGCTCGCTCAGCAACAGTACGTGCAGTTTGGGCGTTGTCAAATGCGTCAGCATACGCCTCAGTAATTTCTGCCAAGTATTTCTCTACATCGGCATCCCGTTCGGCTTTGGTTTGTTTGTCGAAGAGTTTGGCTGCATCTGTGGTTTCGTTGGAGTAACGGGTTTGAGCGAACTCCTGGTCAAAACGATCCGTGGTGAAGTTCGGGTCAAGGGTTGCGCGAACCAGCAAATCAAGAAGGTCTGCACCGAAATCACCGGCATCCTCATCAAACAGGAACCTGAAGTTTGGGAACAGTTTCTTGATTTGGTCAATCGTTGCTTGGTCTAAGTTCACGGCATACTCGTTTCGGGGACACCAGTGCCACTACCAGCAGCACCGAATACACGTTCAGCAAATTGCGCAAAACGGAAAGCATTGGCTTCTGGGCCAGCAGCACGGCGAATCTTCTGTTCGGCAAGGTTCTGCAAATCCATCGGCTCAACACGGCGACCACCCGACATCGGCAAACCAGTTTGTGATTGGACTTGGGATGCTTGGAACTGTCGAACGATTTGGTCAACAACGTTTTGGTCTGCGCTACGCCCAAGAATCTTCGAGGACACCTGTTGAACAATCTTCTTGATGTCTTCAGGGTTGGAAACCCTTGGTGGCAATGCACCAGTTCCACCGCCAATCGGTGAAGCTGTGGCGGTGCTGAGGGCAGTGTTCCAGTCCACATTGGATCGGTTGGCTTCACCGAGCAGTTCCACCCATGCTTTGCGTGTGGCGTCGTCAATGACACCGATACGGTATTTACTTCCAAGTAGACCCGACTTGTTGAGTTTTGCTTGGATGTCTGCAATTTGGTCACGGCTGAAACGAGAAATGAGGTCTGCGTCGCGTTCAAAGTATCGTGGTGCGAAACCTGGTGATGCGCCATATGGGGTGACTACGGTTCCGACTCTGGTTGTGGTACCTGGGATGGTGGCACCGGAGGCGATGTCAACACGACGACCACCTTCAAGACCGATAGCGGATTCAAAACGGTCGGTATAAGTTTGAGTTGCGCTTGGGTTGAATGTTGGTGCTGCGCTTCCGCCACCGATTTGCGTATTCGTTCCAGCGCCCTGCGATACGAGGGCAAACAACTGTTGGATTTGCGCCGACTTGGACGCCATGTTGGTGTTCTGGTCAACGATTTGTTTCAGTTGCGGAGGCAACTGGTCATACTTCGCCTGATCGTCGGGCGACAGATTTTTGCGTGGTTTAGATGCCATTAGTCCTCATCAACTATGAACTCATACGATAACACTTGCTCATACACGTCCCTGAAGGAAGGGTTCTGTTGGATGAGGGATGGTGCCAACTGCTCTGACAGGTAGAGGCGAAGTGCTTTTGCGGCTTTGACGGTTCCCCAGTTGCCCACGTTCACGGTTTTGTTTGAGGCAATCATGGCGTCAACGGCTTTGTCGCGGGCATCAAAGTATGAAGCTAAGGTGCGCACAACCCCATTTTGTTGCAAATCTGGGTTGGCGACGATGGCACGCAACTGGGAAAGTTGACGACGCACACGCTCTTGGGAGTCCTTGCGTTGCTCACCAGGGGGCGAATACAGTGGCAAATCGGTAGTAATTGCTTGCAGTTTTTCAGCCAAAAGGCTACGAACTTGCGGCATCTTCAACTGATCTTCGGTGAAGTTGTCCCTGAAACCGTAGTAGAGGTAGTTTCCGAGACGTTGTTGGGCTTCCTGTGATGCGGTTTTGGCATCCTTGATTTCTCGACGTCCAGCCTCGGACTGCTGTTGCCATGCCTCAAAGGTGCGGTCACCCGAACGTGGCCCAAGATAGCCAGCAACCAGCGGATACTGGTCAACCAGACCCTTGTTTTCGCTAGCCCAAGCGTTGAACTCTCGGCTCGCTACCTGCCCACCGATATTTGAACGGGTCAATGTGCCGGTGTACGGCCAGACGATTTCGCCCCAGAAGTCCAACCATTCACCGAACGCTTGTGAACTTGGCAATCCAAGTTTTTGTTTGTCTTCTTGGCGTTTGTATAAATCGTCCATCACGATTGAGGCATCAACATTACCGTACTTTGTATTGGTGACCCATTCCGTGAGGGTTGCGCCTGGACCAGTTGCGGAAACGAAACCACGAAATGCCGACAGTTTGTTGGCAATAGATTCAGCTTCTTCAAATGCAGCAGAAAAGCCGTCTTCGCCAACATACTTTTCTGGGTAGCTGTTCAACAAGAATTGGTGCGCCCGAATGATGGCTTTTTGTTTGTAGTCAAGATTTTCTGTGTCAAGCAATGCTTCACTAAGACCAGTAATAACACCGATGTCTTTTACTACTGGTAATTCGTATAGGTATTGCGCCATTTGCGACCAGACTGGCGGGAATGGTCCAAGTGTTTGACGTGGGGTTGTATAACCGTACGGTGAAACGATGTCACGCAACCAGTCATAATCAGGCGTGGGGGGCGCAAAATCGTTGACGGCGTACTGGATTACTGGTCCGAAACCTGGGCGCATTTGCAGGGCGATGTTCACGGCATCCGTACCGACGGTGAAGTTGCGGATGATTGTTTGGTCTGAGCCAATAAGCATGGAGGCAATTTTGCCGGTCATTGGCAATTCAAATACCTTGCGACCATTCTGATCGGTGGTAAATGCGCCGTCGTTTTGTGAGGCGTCAACGAATTGTGCGGTGTTTCGAACAATGCGAGGGTTCATTGCCATGAGACGTAGCCACGTGCTTGTTACTTCTCGGAACGCTTCAAAGAACGGGAAAAGAATCTTGTGTTGGGTTGCGAACACCGAGCGACGGTTGGCGTTGAATAGCAGGTCGTTGGTTGCTCGTGTAGCGAACTGTTCGGCAAGGATGTTGGCTCCTTCCAAGGTGCCTTCGCCTCTTGCCATACGAGCCGCCGTTTCAATTCGTTCCAGTCTGGTTGCGGTCAGTCGTGCTTTCTTGGCTGCATCCAATGTTGCACGTGCATCAAACTTCGTCATCAGTGGGACGAGTTCTTCCATGCGGTTCCAGTAGTTTGCTTTCCAGCTTGGGGATCGTGCCGCAAAGTCCGACACCCGACCGTACATTTCTTGGAAGTAGAAACCGTACAGTCGTTGCAATCCTCGTGCAATGCCGACGCCCTTTTGTGGGGCAAACTCGTATTGTGACAGTTCGCGTACAGGGAAGAACTTCACTTTTCGTGGTGCGTGAGGCAAGTTCACGAAATTGTTGGCAATCCACGCTTCCAAATCTGGAGACACAGAACCACGCCCAGTCACTTCTTTGAACACGGCACGACTACCCTGATACTCGCCCTTGGTGATGACATCCAAAAGTGTTTGATCCATGCCAGTAACCCAACGGATGTCATTGTTGAGAATGGTTTCAACACGCTCGGACGCAACAGCGTATGAGTCGTAGCCTCCACCCTTCATCCCAGGCTTGAGGTTCGCAAGGTTGTCAAAGTATTGGTCGAAGAAACGGCGTCCCTCGCCGTCAAACAACCAAAGTTTTACCGCATCCAAATCGTTCGTAAGCCGTTGACCGGTGTACGGGTGGTTTTCGCCTGCCGCAATGTGGTCGGCAATGCTTTTGGTTTGTCCGTTGATGGTCACCAAATCATCGTCAAAGAGTTTTTGGGCGGCAATACGGCGATAGTCCTCGTTGTATGCCATGTCCACAACTTCTTGCACGACACCTTTGACCCAGCCACCGCGCTGGTTTTGGATGGTGCGATCAGGGAGTTGCATGACGCCACGGCGTACCATGCGCAGGTAGACGGGTGCGTATTCGCCGGTGGCTGAAGCCATAGCGCCTCGGCTTCGAGGGCCGATGAGGACGTCTTGGATGGCTTGTGGTGAGGCGTTGATTTTGGCGGTCAGGTTGGTAATTTTCTGTTGAATCTCTGGGATTTCGTCAACCAGTTTTTGTTGTTTGGCGGTGATACTTGCGCCTGTTGCCGCTTGCGCCTGATACTGTTTGGCTTCAATCAGCACATTGTCCAGTTCATCAAGTTGCGTGTGCATTTTGATGACGTTGGGAATCTTGCCTTTGATGACATTGCCTGTGGCGTCACGACGCAGGGTGGTGGTGAGCATTGCCAACATTTGTTCCATCGGATGTTCATAGATGCCTGATGCTGCACCTCGTAGGACTTCTTCTGGTACGACTCGAATGAGGTGGCTTGGTTTGGCTACGCGGGCTGGTTTCCAATATCCGCCCATGTAGTTGCGAACGCCGTCAGCCAATGCTTCGTAGCCTTTGAATCCTTTTCCGATGACTGGGATTTCTTGGCCGCCACGAACGAAAGCGCCAGCCAATCCAGACAATCGAACGATTTCTTCAACTACTTGTTTTGGCATCACGTAATAGTCGTCGCCCATCAACTGCGACAAACGCAATGGACCGATTCCGTCACCGTCAAGCCAAGGCAAAGGAACACCGTTTCCGATGTCGTCGGTGGCAAACAAGCGAACTTCGTCAGCCATCTTTTGTGTCCACGAGGTCAGTTCCCGAATCGCATCTTCTGGCAACAGTTGGCGATTCGTACCAGGGAATGTGATTTCACGGAGACGGCTGCCGACGGCTTGGTATTCAAAGTCCCGCAAGAAAGTGAACAGTTCATCTTTTGATCCTGAAGCTGCTACGAAGAATCGGGATAGCCAGTCGTTGCGGTCTTCGAGTTTGAATCCGAATGACCCCATCAAGTTGTCCAAGTTGCGGGCAGACTGAGGAACATCAGTCAAACCAATCTTTGTGTCTTCTGGCAGGATTTCTACAGCGCGACTGCCAAGTTGCTGGGCTTTGTATTTGATGACGTTTCCATCACCCATTCGGATTGAGTCCAGTCGGTTGCGTCCGAGGTTACGCAAGTTGAAACCAGGTTCAAAGGATGCCACACCTTCATCTACGATGCGCCATACGTCGTCAATGGTTGTGTTGGGGTTGGCGAGTTCTTGCACGAGACGGGCAGCGGTTTGTGGGCCTTCACGGTTGAGTACCGTGCGCCATACTTCGCCGGCGTTCAGACGACCAGAACGCACACCGTCCATGAGTGTTTGTGCCCATTCGGTTCCTGCTGCCGATGCACGCCAACGCTGATAGTTGTTTTGCACCATCGAAGGTGCCACATCTACGACTGCACCGGTTTGAATTGGGGCGTTGTTGAGCATGTCGTCAACGTCTGGTCGCCATGCTTCGTAGATGTCGCCAGCGTTGTAAGACTGCACCGTTTTGGTGGTGCCTGGGAGGAGTGGGTCGTTGACTTCACGGCTCAGGGTTGGTACGACACGGCTTGTCAAATCGTTGAACAGTGCAGACTTGGCTGTTTCGTCGGGGGTCAACTGTCGTGGGGCGATGGCAAGTTCTTCGCGCAGGTTGAGGATTTCGTCTTCCAACTGGTTGAACGAATTGGCAAAGTCTTGTTTGGCAATGATTTTGGTGTTGGCGGTAGCGGAAACGGATTCTGCTCCGATACCTGCTGGACGGATTTTGCCAATCCAGTTGAACGGATCAACGGGGTTCTTGACTGCTTTTACGATGTCTACTGCGCCAGAGGTCATCTTGTAGAGGATGGAATCTTGTGAGTACAAGCCGAGGGCTACTGGCGGATATGCGGCTGCTCGACCTAGGGTGAATGGCAGTTCGCCAACTTTGGGTCGGTCGGACAAAATGTTTTCTTGCGAACGGCGCAACGCCTCACCACCAGGCAGATAGCCGGTGCCGACATCGCTTGTTCCTTGCCCGAGAATGAGTTGGTCTTTCAGGTTGGTTGCGTAACCGAATGTTCCTTCTCGTTTGACGCGTTCCAAATATTCTTTGCGTTTGAACACCGACTCGTAGTTGTCGGCCATGATGTACTCAAAAAGGTTCGCTGCGTCAAACGCCACGGTTGTCGCTGAACGAATCGTTGGCTTCAGCGCATAATCTTTGATGCCTTGGACTGAACCGTATTTGACCAACGGTTTCTCAATCTGGTCTGGTACGACCGACGACAACGCGTTATCAAGCCATTTGTATCCGCGTTTCGCCCAATCAAAATCCCAGAAACTCACATGTCCTCCGCAGAACGAACCGACATCAACATTTCGTTCAACAAAAAGTCTCCCTTGGGGTCGGCTTTCATCGCCTCTTTCAACAAACGTTCCTGTACGCCACGACCGACCGAATCTTTTTGGGCGATGTCACGTGGGGTGACACCTGTTTGTGCCATGCGTGCAGCGGCATATTCGGCAACTTGTGGCATCAAATCGTCGTTGTCGGTCAACACGAGCGATGCAGTGATCTGCGGGTTGACCCACGGATATTGGGCGTATGCGTTACCTAAACGGTATGCGTACTGTTCTCCGTACTGTTTGCTGTATTGGTCCATGCGCACTTCTTCGGTGTTGGCTGCATCTGCAACTGATTGCCAAAACGTGTCTGACGGATTCGCCATTTATGCTTCCAGTTCCGCTAGCAACCCTAAGAGGGCAGCGTTCGGGAACTGGGCGGCGATTGCCCGCACACGCATCGCAAGGTCGACGCGATCCCCGATTGCTGGTGCGACAGGAAACGGTAGAGCTTCTGGTCCTGGACCTTCACCGAACGGCGCACCGGCTGTGATTGGTTCCATTGGGCGACCTGTTGGTGCCGTCAACGGAGTCAATGGTGCCTGTTGTGCTTGCTGTTGTGCGCGTTGCTGGGTGGGTGATGCACCTGTTGGTACGGCACGAACGCGACGTTCCTGTGCGGTGGCTTCACCGTAGGTTTGTCCTTTGAACTGTGGCTGAACCATTTATCCCCCCAACTGTGCGAGTAGCGCCTCGATTGGTGGCGGGCCTGCTGGTGCTTGCATTGGTGCTTCAGCGCCCATACCTGGCATTGCTAACCCTGGCATGGTTTCTGGTGAGCCTTGTGGCATGGCTTGTGCTTGGCGTTGGCGGGCACGCTCATCGGTTTTGGATACGGCTTCAAATAGTGGCACATCTTGTTCTACGACGAGACGGGTGAGGTATGCGAGGTCGTCTGGCTGGTATGGGCCTTGCGGGTTGGCTGCCTGCTGTTGGATGGATGACAGCAGTGCGTCCTCTACGCCTTCTGCGATGATGCGATCATGTTCAAAGTCTGGGTCGGAGATGAGTGGGTCGGCTTCGCGAGCAGACTCTTTTGACATCAGACCGACACCCAAACGTTGTCCGAGGGCAACGATGAGATTGTTGACGTCGGAACCTGCTGCCGAGTACGCGACATAGTGGAAGTCGGTTTGCCACACTTTGTTCGGCGTGTACGACTCTTGGCCTTGTGTCATACGACCAGACATGAAGAACGTTTTTGGTTGGTCACCCCAATACGCTTTTTCTAATGCGATGGCGATTTTATCTTCGTGGAGTATCGAGTTGGCGAAGGTTTCTTGTGCTTCTTGTACACGGTAATCCACGGTCGCAGAGAGAACGGTTTCGCCTCGGCGTCCGGTTCGGATGTTGGTTGCGGACTCGCCACCGAACTCTGCGGGTATCGCGCCTTCAAGACGTTCTTGGCGTTCCAAACGGTCGAGGGCTGTGTCGGTTTTGTAACCAGGATTTAGTTGCAACTGCTGGATGTCGCCACCTTTGACAACACCCAAGATGCCGGCTTTGCCGTCGGCAAGTTGCATGATCTCAGGGTTTTCTCCTGGGCGTGCAACCAAATATTCTTCAGGGAAGATGCCGCGCTCAATAGCAATCTCGGTCAACGCTTGGAGACGGGCGCGCGTGTAGTACATGCCGAGTACGCCGTCAAATTGCCCGCGTGGTTTATCAAGGGTGATGCGTTGTGGTACGACTGCGAGTGGCATACCGGTGCGATTCGGGATTGCTTCGAGAAGGATTGCTTCCAAACCTGCACGCTCAGACTGTGACAGCTCAGGGTTGTCTTCGGCACCTAGCACGATGAGTTGCATGGATTCGCCGCATACGTATTCAAGAAGTGTGTAGCGGGAGTCGGAGTCAACGCGACCGAAACGTAACTGGTCTGAGACGAGTGGCCCATAGTTTTTGAGAAGCCATGATGCGGTGACCCGTGAAGTGAAGATGCAGTTTTCTGGTACAACGTCATCGTCTTCCATTGGGGCAGCGAACGTGTCCAACGGGTTGCGCACGACCCATTTGGGGGTGAGGGTGGCGAAGTCTGGTTTGATGAAGACTGGGGAGGATGAGTATGCGAGGAGGTGTCGTGCGCGGCGACGCAGTTTCATCTGCATCTTGTTCTCATCCCAGAACGACAGCAATGCTTTCTTGCGCATACGCGCATACTTCTTGGCGTTCTCCGAACCTTCCTTGACCGGAGGGAAGAATGGTGATGGCATCGTTGACGATACACGCATCGACATTTGATCCAAGCCTTGTACGAGCAGGTTGGCGACGTTGGTTTTTGCGTTGCGGTCTAACTCGTTGAGTGGTACTACGACGTCACCGTTGGCGAGGTCGCGTACGCGACGCATCTGCTCATGTACAGGTCCAGCCGCAAGTCGGCGCTGGTGGTAGAGTTCAACGATTTCGTCTAGTGAGCGCACAGTCTCCAATACGATAGCAAATCATATCCAGGTTGGGCGCCACATGCGTGGTGGACGCTTCACCGGACCGAGTTGAGGCATGTGGAGTTCTGCGAACCAGTGTGCCATTACGAGGTCGGTTCCGTTCTTTTTGTTGCGAGTCCAACTGGACATTTCCTCAATGAACGCAAGCGTCTTCCAGTTTTCTCTCATCGTCGGCAACCGTATTTGCCCTGCCCGCCAAAGTGGGGGGAGTAGTGCTTCGACACCGAGGTTTTCGTCTAGTTTGTTGCGGGAGGTCGTATGAGGAACAACCATGACACCGTGAAGGGCTTGCCACTTGCGAACGAAGTCGTGAGCCAACAGGAAGCGTTGGGCGGCGTTGACTTCCACAATCCAATGGGAGATCGGGTAGCCCATCTCGAACGACCTGTTCTGCCAAACCTCCATTATGCCGCCGTACTGTCGGCTAGAGGTATCAAAACCAAGTAGCTCCTCAGCAGTCAACTTGGTTCGTTCAACGTCTATCAGGTAGCGCAGGTTGGTGTTGGGTTGGAATAGCCACCATTGGACTGCCCAAAAGTTTGTGGGGCTGGGGTCTACGGACGCAATCGAGATGATTGGGGGTTCTAGGCCGCCTGGGATGTAGCCGGCTTTGCGGTCACCGTCAATGCACCCTGGGTACAGTACGCCGTCGTTGCCCATGCCGCCTGTTGCCCAGACGCGTTCAATCAGGTATTGGCCTTGTGCCATGTCTTCTTGCTGGTAGATGACTTGGAACTTTGCGGGCGTTGAATGTTTCAGGTATGAGAGGTCTTTCCACGACAAACGGTATGGGTCAAGTAAGGGTCCGTTGGGCCATGGTGGTGCCGTAGTCTTACGAGATTCTCTGCCGGTATCCAGTTCGTCGTAGTAAGCCTTGTAAATAAAGTGGGTGTACTTGGATTTTTTTTCTGGTTCTTTGACGTCGGAAATGTCGGTGACGTCGGACCCGTCGTACGCGTCAGGGTCCTCCTCGTAAGTCACTTTGGACAAACAGTGGGCGTAGAGATCACCTGGCCCGAGACGCTGACCGATGACAGCCAGCAAGCCACCTGGGTCGACGCGTGCCTCAGCGACGGTATCCCACCGTTCCAAAAGTTTGTCGCGAGCAACGGACTCTTTGGCGTTCTCTGGGGTTGCCACGTCGTCAAACAAACAGAGGTCGGCACGATGACCGATGAACTCTGAGTCAATACCGTACGACGAAACCGTAGGTTCCTTGTTATCCAAACCCGACAAGTCTTCTTGCTCAACGATGAACTCCTCGGCACGCCACAACGCACCGCTTGATGACGGTTTGAAACGCCCATAGTCGATAGAGAGGCAGCCTTCGGCGTTGAGTGCCAACCCTTTCTCCACAAGAATCGGATCAGGGCTAAGAGGAAATGGTCGTTCCAACGTTTCACGAATACGACGGCTATACATCTTCGCCAACGTTTGCGTCGCTGACCCAATCAGCACACGAATCTTACGATTCCGTACAATCATCCAACACGCAAAGTCGTGAAACAGTGTTGATTTGCCTGCTCCTGGGGGACAGTTGATGCAAATAAACTCTTTCTCCGGTGATTCCAACATTTGCACAATCTTGTACGCAGCATCTACCTGCCACGGGCTAGGGACACGCCCCAAGTATCGTCGGCGGAAGTAATCAAAATCATCCCAACCCCTTTGTGCCTCGGGGCTAAGACGCTCATAAGGGATAACAGGTGGCAAATCTGCGACGTCCATCGCATGTTTCCACGCATCATTCTGTACACCACCCTGCTTTTTGCGAACTTGCCCAACTTCTACTTCAGCAAGTTTGATTTCAGCAGCAGCTTTACGTCGTTTCGCCTCCCACTGTGATGCAGTGTTGGGGTGGATGCCAGCAATTTTCGCTGCATCCTGAATACTCATCCCTGATGCCCTGGATTGCCAGTAGCGGGCTACGTCTTGTGGCGGGATTTGCCGTCTCCCCGAACGACCAGCAGGCATGAACGCCTGCTAGCATACACGCTGCCGGTCGGCGTTGATCGCATATGGGTTGTGCGACGGGTTGTTGGCGTCGACCGGCACCTACCTCAACGACAAGAACCCCAACGGTTCTGCACAAAAGCTAGTTGAGGTAGGAACACACAACAACCCTCTGCTACACTCAACACGCCACGTCGAGAGACGCGCACAACACCCAAAGAATACGGACCCTAAACGATTACATTCCTCCTCACCACAACTATCGGTGAGGGCAGCATGGTTAGATCGCACGGGATGAGTGGCCTGAAAAGGGGACCGATGGTGGTCGCCTTCTTTCGGTATCAAGACAGACGGGTTCAGGCGTAAAACAGAACTTGGGGGGGCTAAAGAAATGCCTGACGCCTCGCATACGCTCGTTGTCCTAGCGCCCTCACATACGTTCGGTTGCTACCACCGGTGCTTACACAACTTCGAGAACAGGCGCGACCAGGCGCAGCACAAAAGATAACATTCACCCCCACCCCCACCCCACCTCCCTCCGAGCAAAAACGGCGCGCCACAAACACCCGCAGCCTCACGCCCCGCGTGACCCAACCACAAAAATGACCACACACAACAACCCTTATACATACCCATACGCGGGGGTGCCTCGGCAGATGCCCCGTGTTGCGAACGTGTGTTTGGGCGAACGTCCGTTCGCGGATCGCTACGCTTCGTGGTTGCGACCACGGAGAGTGACCGGCTGCGGAGAGTGGTCGCGTCACCACTAGTACTAAAGTACTGCTAACTATTGCTAGCACTTTGGGTTCGGTAGTTAGCGGTTGCCTCCGCCTATGTGACTTGCGGGTAGGTTACTTGTGGGTAGGTTGGTGGGTTGGGTTTGTTGCGATCGTGTTACTTTTTGTTTCTGTCCTTGCATCCGATAACGGTATGGCGTATCTTTGAGGATGTCGGCAAGGGGCCGACAGAAAGAGAGCGAGATATGTCCAGATTGTTCGGAGTTACTTTCAGGGTGAGGGAGGGCGATATGCCCTCGCTCATCACTAGCGATAGTTCTGACCCGTTGGATTGGGATAATCGCGTCGCGGAGTTTGGCGACGTGTTTGAGGCGCGAGAGTTTGCGGAGGAGTGCTATGACACTCTTACGGAGATGAGCGCCTATAAGGGCGATTGGCAGAGTCTCATGGTAGATGTCGTGGAGTTTGAGGGGTGTCAGGAGTGTGGCGCGTACGTGTTCCGTTTGCCTGAGCCTGATTCCGATTACTTTCACGTCGGCGCGAACTGTGCGCACGGTCAGAACCTCGCGCACGTTGAGGTTGCGGTATGAGCGATACAAAACCGGTTTTAGCGTCGTTCGTGGTTGGTGATTGGTTCATCACTTTGACGCGAGATGACGGTAGAGAACCCGACGGCGTGCGGTTGGTTGCTACGTCTGGCGGTGTTCGGCGCTCCGAATGGTTGCCTAGTTACTCCGTGGCGTTAGCGAGAGCAGCTTGCTTTGTTCGGATTGTGGAGTCAAACGAAACGCAAGGTTTTACACGGGCCGCTAGGGGTTTTGAGCGCCAGGTAGAACGATTCTTCGGTGAGGCGGTGACGGCATGAGGCTCACTATCGACGGGCAACTATTCGCTACGGCGTTATCGGTTCCCCTCCACATCAACGGCTACGCCCAACCGGTTTTTTCTGCCGAAGAGCGCGCACGGATTTTGGCGGAGTGTGTTCGGTTGGGTTGGGATGCCCCAAACGATGACTACGACGGAATCCCCTCCCACCTGGCGGGGTGGGAGGAGCTGCCTGATGGTACTTGGACGGTTCAGGGTTGGGTATGGGAGGAGGTGCAAGGATGAACTACGAACTATCTGTAACGTTTCGTACCTCTCGCCCCTTGACCGACGGCGAGGTAACGGATCTTCTGAACCGCATCGGGTTGGAGATTAGCGAACCGTCATCGACCGACGACGACGGTATGCCCACAGAGGCCGAATGGAGTGGACGCAATGCGCGTATGCTCCTCATCGACGATGCCGGCACGGAGGCGGGATCGTGGAGATGGTGACCCTCGCGGTTCGTTTCCTGGTGACCGTCGGCGCCGTTGCCATGGTGATGCTATGGGCGCTCTATGTTCTATGGGATGCTCAGGGCCGACGCCAAACATTCGGCAGCCAGATCGGTTCGGCGGTTCGTTGGATGCTCAACATCCCCCGCCGATAGTGTTATCATCAATATGGGGGCAACCCCACCAACCCAAAGAAAGAGAGAAAAAGAAATGAAAATAAAAGAAATAGCCGACGCGGCTCTACGCCTGGCGGCCATGGAAGAAGAAATGCAGACACTCCGCGAAACGGTCAAGGCCGACACGCCAACCCTCGACGCGCTGTGCCTCGCCGTAAATAGTTGGGGCGAATTGCGAAAGCGTGACGCCCTCACCGTTGAGGCAACCGGCGCCGAATGGCAACGAACCTTGCACAGCTCAGGCGCTTACCTCGATGCCGTTGCATATGTCATCGTAAAGCGTGACGGCAGCCAACAGCGAGGGCAGCTCAATATCCGAACGATTGCTACGCACGAATCAGGAACCGTATCCGCATCGGGATGGGACACGCACGACGGGAGACACGTCATGTTCTCCGCGTACGTTTGCCACGTCGAAATACCCGACGCGGCACGGAAGATCATCAACCAAAAACTATCTGAAACATGGAGCCAGGTCGCTCCGTGCGTGCCGACGCTATGGAATGAGGCTATGACCTATAAGGCCGCCCGTAGTGTTCAGGAAAAACACTATGACGCCGTAGAAAACATTTCGCGTCTCATCGTGGCGGTGAAATGATGTCTACGCTCAATGTTTGCGTCGATTGCGCAATGCGAGGGGCGAACGGGTACGAACCCGACGCCGTGGACTACTCCAACGGTCACCCGCAACGATATGAGGCTGCCCTAGTAGCCAATGATGGAGCCGAACCATATCCAACCGGCGAAACGGAACCCCACTTTTCGTGGACGGCGTGCCACTATTGCGGAGACATCAACGGCGGAGATCGAATCGAATCCCAACTAGTAGGAGGTAGAAAGTGATTAGCGTAGAAACACTGTTCCCAAGTGGGGACCTTGAGCTGTCGGCCTTAGTGGGTGACGGGCGGGCGCCTGGCGCTTACTACGAACGGCAACGATATTCGGGTTACGGCGAAACAGAGGCGCTCCGTCTCTTTGTGACCTATCTCTATGCGCACGGGAAACGCATCGACGACGGCGACCTAGTGTTTGAGGCTCCTTGCCGGTCATGTCGCTCCGTATGTCTTACGGACGAATGGACGGCAGGCGGCCCCTACTTTGGGAGCGGTTGCGAATGTGGCGGTGACGTCGATACGGATGCTTGGCAGCTTTCGGACGAACCTCATCCGTCAGTGTGGGGGTGACATGACCCGCCGAAATGGGGGGTACCTAGATGGGGGGCGGGGTACGGTTCGCGCCTCCTGGCGCCTCCTGACGCGTGTTTTAGATGAGGTTCGGCACGGTTTCACCGTTTCGAGGGTAATCGTGCCGACGTTCGGCACGACACTGTTTATCGTCCTACCGGTCACCGCTACCACGCGATCACTGACCGCAACACTGACCGCAATGGCAGCCGTCTACCCGTTCTGCCATCTCTATTTTCGATACCGTGCCCGCCACGATATCGGCAGCAATGTCGGCCACCATTTCGGTGACCGCTAACCCAACAGAAAGAGAGAAAAAGTGAACACAGAAGATATTCATGCACTTGCCCGCCGACATGGTACGGAGGCCGCGCATCACTTTTGGCAGCTTGACCCTGCCGAATATGACATGGCAACCGAATGGGTACGCAATGCCGACGCCGGCACCATGCAGGAGTATGACATACCAGGAGCTTTCGATGAGATGCCATGCGATCTCAACACGGACGGATGGGATTGGGATGATATTGCGACATACGGCGCCATTTGGGAGGCCGCATACCTCAATGCAACCACAGAACTATGTCGGCAAGTAATCTCCGCCGATGACATGGCAGCCGCCAATGAGGTTCGACATGAACGGTAGGACGACGTTCACCGACGCGTGGGCTACCGCGCTCGCCGCCACCCTCCTACTTGGTATCACTACCGGTAGCCCTACCGACGGCTACGGAGTGTGGGCTGCGAGGTTAGTTGGCTCTCTCGCCGTCAGCTACCTGGCGTGGCGTGCGTGGCATCGCCGTCGATGAGACGGTATCTTTACCGCCGTCTCGCCCATTCGATACGGCAACCCGAACCCAAGAAGATGTGGGCCGTGCGTCGTAATCATGACGGCGCATGGTGGGCTGGACCGTATCGGTGGCGTGGTGAAACGTTCACACCGCTACCGCGTCGCGCATACGTGTGGGGTAGTCAGCCGGCTGCGATGTCGGCGGTGCAATGGGGAGGTTGGCAAGGGGTGACCGTGGTTGAGGTTGATCCTGCCGTGTTTAGTCGGCGGAAACGCCGATAGTATTGAGGTGGCGGCCTGCCCGAGTTACTCTCTCTTTCTTGGGCGGGTCGCCATTTCTACGGCTGTTGAGCCGTGAGCTTTCGGGTTTCTGCACATCGGCGGCTGTGTCGCCTGGACGTGTAGCACTACTGTTTGGCCGCAACGTGGACATTCGTAGCGCACAGATTTTTTCATAGTTTGAGGAGTTGTTCCGCGATCCATTGGGCGACGGGTGAGGCTACGCCGTTGCCGCATTGTTTGTAGCGGTGGGTGTCTGATTGTCCTGCTGTCCAGTCATCAGGCCAGCCCATGAGTCGTTCGCATTCGAGTGGGGTGAGGCGACGGACTGCCATGGTGGGTTGCTCTGCGATGAACATTTGGGCGTGGTGTGATTGCGGGCTGGGACGTAGAGCCGACAGCGAGTTCGCTTTGTCTAGTTCGGTTGCCGAGAACGTGTTGGCTTTTGCATCCTCGCGCACAGAGTAAGCGACGGCTTGCGCACCGGTTCGGTCGATGGTGTACGCAGGTGTGCCATCGTCTGCTACGCCGATGCCGTTTTGGTTCTTTTCCATTTCGCGTCCGTCTTGTATGGGGAAGGCAATCATTGGTGTGTTGCCTCCGCCGGTGCCCATTTTGCTGGTGAGTGTTTGGGTGATGCCGTCTTCTGCGATGCGTGCAGCGTCACGGTATGAGTTCTCAAACACGATGGGGTCTTCGGCGGGTTGGAATAATGTTTGGTCATTGCCACCAGAGAGGGTTAGCGATTTGTTGTTGGAGAGGAGTGGGCCTTTGCCTCCTCCTGGTTTGCCTTCTCGTTGACGCATCAACACGGGGTCTTCGACGATGACGGTGGTGGTGCGTGTGTCGCCTTGGTCGAAGGCGTTGAGTGTGGGGTTGGGTTGGTTGGCGACCCATGTTTCGTCATCAGTTGCTGTTTGAGGCCGCTTCGATTTGGTGAAGACGGCGAGTGTTTCGCTGCCGCCTGCCAAGTCGCCGCCGTTGGATCGTAGTGTGCCGACACCTTCGGTGTATTGAGCGAACTGTGACGGGGTAAATGGTTCTACGGTGATGGTGTTGCTGCTTTTGTAGTCGCGTTGGGAGAGGGTTATGGCTGTGTCGGTTGCTGTCCAGCCGCCGTAACTACCGCTTCCAAAGCTTGCTGAAGTCTCGCCGGTAACTGTTTGCCTCGTCGTGTGGCTCGTCGCAGGATGCCACTGCACGCCTTCGCTGACAGGTAGTAGCGGGTCGGGACATCGTGTTGCGGTTGCAGTATCAAAGATAGAGATGAGGAACACTCTTCGACGCCGTTGTGGGACTCCGAAGTATTGTGCATCCAGGACTCGCCATTCTTGGACCAGCGCCCCTGCTTCAGCCATTTCGTTGAGGATGACCCCGAAGTCAGCGCCTCGGTTGGAGTTGAGTGCCCCGTAGACGTTTTCCCAAATAGAGATTCTTGGGTATTCATTGTTGGTTTCCTTTCGTAGTTCTTTGATGATTCGTACACCTTCATGGAATAGTCCTGAGCGTGAGCCTTCTAGGCCTGCTCGTTTGCCTGCGACGGAGAGGTCTTGGCATGGTGATCCCCACGCCACGACGTCGATGACGGGTGCATGTAAGAGAATGAACTTGCCAGTCAAGGTGGATACGTCGCCCCAGCGTGGGATGTGGGGCCAGTGGCGTTCGAGGATGTTGGTGGCGTGTTTGTCCCATTCGCATTGGAACACCGTTTCCATACCAGCGGCCTCTAAGCCCAGGTCAAATCCGCCGACACCCGAGAACAGTGATAACACTTTCATTATTTCCCCTTCGTTTTAGGTTTCTTTTTCTTCCAGTTGTTGTCTGCTGATGTCAGTTTGCCCATGCGGTATGCGTGGCAGGGGCAACCGCAAGTGTCATGTATCTGTTGAGGGAGTGGTGTCAGCGCTCTCTCGACCGTCCCGCAGTGGAGGCAGGTTCGCCAAATCCCACCATTGGTCTCCCCAAATGGAGGCTGGGTGCAGTCCCATTCGGACTGCAACTTTGTCTGCTTGCGGTTCGGGGATGCCATGTTTTTTCCAGTTCCAAATAGTTCCGGAGTTCACTTGTGCAACTTCCGCCAAATCTTCTGCCGTGATTTCGCCGTTGAACATTCGTTCCAACGCTTGATACGGGAGGCGGTGTTGTTTGACGAACATTAGAACGGTTCTTCGTCCAACGTTTTTGGACCTGATGCCGTGATGTTCCTGGTTGGTATCACGTTTTGTGGTGCGTTGTCGGTAATCGACCACAGTTGGGCGTCATCAAACTTGGCTGCGCAACCGACCAGATAGACGGTTTTGGTTTCGCCGTTCTTGTTCGTGACTTCAATTTGTTCGTTTGGTTGCCCGTCGTGGCGAATCTTTACGCCCCATACGCCGCTTTTGAGTTTGTACCACGTTGCTGCTGACATTATTCATCTCCCCTTTGTTGGATGAGGTTGGTTAGTTTATTGCCGTATTCCGCGATGAGATGTTCGAGTTGTGCCACTTTGCGTAGCAGTTCTCGTTTATCTTCTCGCAGACTGTCGAGGTCGCGTTGCAGATCGCTGATCCACGCCTCATAGAAAATGGATTGGTTGTCGCTCAACACAAGCTCCTTCTGTATCGTTGTCGTTCCGGTGGGGTCATTCCACCCCAAATACCGTATGCGATGTAGTTGTTCATTGCAAATGCTAGACAGCGTTCACGTACCGGACATCGGTTGCAGATCGTGAACGCTTCGGGGTTGTAATGGTTGTTGTCTCCTGGGAAGAACAGGTCGCCTGAGAGTCCGTAGCAGGCTGCTTCGTCTTTCCAGTCCTGGTGTTTGTCGGCCAGTTCCCATTCGCTTAGCAGTTGCATGTACGTGTATTTAGAGTTTCCACGGTTGCCATCCGTTTCCGTTGGTTGTTTGCGCATAGTCGTAGATGGCTTTCGCTGAGAGGAGGTTTAGGTATGGGTCGAATAGTTGTTCGCATCCAACAGTAGATAATGCGCCGACGGTTTGCAAGTATCCTCCTGGATACCAGCGTGTGCCTTTGCACCAGCTTCGGTCGTTGATTTGGGTGAGGCCGACGTCGGCTGAGCCATCTCGGTTGAGGGTGGTGTTGTGTGCTTCGGGCTGGCATCGGGACTCACGCCACATCACATAGTCGAGGGTGGGGAGGAGGTCGGGTGTCCAGCCTGCCTCGACAGCCAAGGCCCACCATTGGGGGCAGAGGGCATCTGCCGGTATCGGCAAAGTGGTGGTAGGTACCGTCTCAGGCGCAATAGGAAGCGTTATAAGCGTCGTTACAGGGGTGGGGGTAGGTGTGGGAGGGGTCGGTTCGGACACCCCCCAAAAGCCCACAAGTGCGAACGTTGCCGTCAAGCCTGCGAACAGGCGGATAATCCACTCCATCTATTTCCCCTTTACCTTAGTTCACGACCACTCGTGATCTGGCCAAGACCTTTCTACCAGCGAACCCAACGCTTGCAACACCATTCTTGTCACTTCAGCCGGAGACGCACCAATCATCACTGCATCCAACTCGTCCTCCTCGAATCCTTCGGGGCCAGCGGCAGCAACGAGGGCAGCCATCCCGATGATGCAGGTGGCAGCCTCAAAGTTTCGGACTTGTTGTTCGATTTCGGTTCCGTCGTCGGGGTTACGCCCGAAGTAAAGCTTCACGCAAGAAGACTAACAAGGTCACTGAACTCATCCAAATCCATGAGAATAATGCCTTTCGTTGTCCCATCTGGCATCGCTACCATTACGAACGGGCGAATGTCGCCCAACGCCTTCGCCGCATCAGACTGGGCTTTAGCGGCGTAGAAACGGGTAGCAATCGGACCGATCTGTAAGCCGGCTTTGATTTCGGTACGAAAAGCACCACCCCAATTCTCCTCGTGACGTGTAAGGTGACCGCCCAACCCCAACTTTTTACGGGCACGACGCGCCTTCGCATCCCCTTTAGTCCGATTTCTACGACCGCGAGCGGCAGGATCGGCACACCCTCGTACGCGGCGTACGCCACGTCGGTCGGGTCTTCCCAAAGTGCCAAACAGCGGGCAGTTGTCCAAGGTACATCTGTCCTTATTGCCTTGACATTCCCCTTTGCGTTCATCGGTCATATCCCCATTCTCCACAAGATGCGGCTAATGGCGGCTCCGACCGCTGCACTAGCCAGAAGCGTTACTGCGAATGTGCAAGTCATGAGGCCCTCGCATCAAGAATCTCAATCACTTGCGACGCCTCACCCTGATTCATCTGTTCCATCTTGTTGATAGGACGGTTGATGAGATCGGCACACACCTCAGTCTTCTCCGTAAAGGATGCGACACCTGATGCGTTGAGCAGCGCACGAATCTTACCTATCTGTGCTTTCGTTGCCGGCTCACTGGGGTTCTTCGGGTACGGGCCTTCGTGTTTGGTTTCCGCAATCACTTTGACTTGCTCACCAAACACGTTCTTCACAGCCTCCACAGGGTCAGCAGGTTTCTGCTCTGCCTGTTTGAACGCGTCGCGCAGTTTCGGTGCGTCAGCGTCGGTCACATTGGTGAGGTCCACACCAGCAGACTTCGCTACTGTTTTCGGGTCAAGGTTTTTCTTGGCGCACGCTTCACGGAACTTGGCAACGAAATCTTGCGACACTGGCTTCGGCTCGGCAGGTTTGCGTGGCGTAGCCGCCTGCTCCTCCCACTCCGACTTCGACCACAGGCTGAGGCTGATGCCGAATCGCATGGCTGCGTTGCGTAGGAAGTCTCCAATGAGTTCCTTGTCAAGGTCTGGTTTGTCGTGGCGGGCTGAGCCGACACCCAACCTGGTTTGACCTAGCACTGTGAGCTTGCCCCACATCACAGCCATACCGTTCACCGTGTTGATAGCGGGACGACCATCGGTAGTCCATGCCACCGGTTCCCATGACCAGTTCGGGTCAACCTCAATCAGAATCTTGGTGATCTCAGCGTGTCCTACGAAGTCGAGGGTGATGCCGCCTCGTGGGAGTTTGCCGACGATAGACGGGTCGGGCACCCCATAGTTGGTGAGGATGTCTTGCAGGTTCATTGGTTGTTCTCCTTCTTCAGTTGGTTGTTGATTTCTTCTATTACATCTGGACGGTTCTCCACGAGCCATAGCCACGCAAGTTTGCGTTTCGTTTGGAGTCGCTGGTTTGCCCGCTTCTGTTTAGCTTTACCTGCGGGTGTGTCATAGTAAGCCTTGTTGTAGGTGGTCATTTGCCTGACACCCTGAACGTGCGTACCGGTGACGACTTGCGATACTTTTCCCACAACGCTGGGTGATCCTTCTGGAACTTCTTGGAGTCGAACGATTCGCGTTGCGTCGTTTTCCATGTGCACACGAGTTCGTCTTGGATGAGGCCGTATTCGGCGTCGCCCAGAATCTCGCACAGTTCTGCTTTGCACGCATCCTCTGACGCTTCCGCAGATTTGATTTGCTCCTTGGCCAGTAGCAGTCGCTCAATGGTGGCGAGTGCTGACATTGGGAGTTCGACTTCTTTCTTCGCTGTGCCTTCTGGGTGGCGGTCTTGCACGTGACGGTATTCAAGTACGGCGTCATCGGGCATGATGCCCATGTCGATGGCTGCGAGGAATCGTCGGCACGCCTCAATGTGGGTTTGTTTCTCATCGCTTGACACCGCCTGAATGTGGAAGTGCAGGTCAAGGGTGGAGTCAAACACGACCCACGTAATCTCTGAGACACCGGTGCAGATGGCTTGTTGTACGCCCTGCCAATACCAGTAGTCGGGCAGTTCGCCACGCCAAATCTTGTTCGTCGTTTTCTGCTCAAACACCCTGCCGTCTTTGCTCATTGAGTCGATGGTGGCAATCAGGCGTACGCCTGGTTCGTCCCAGCAGTAGAGGGTTTGTGGTTCGGTGAGTGGATGTCCGAGCAGTTGGGCTGCCCAGTCACGGATCGGTGCTTCAAGGGTGGTGCCTCGTAGCATCGCAGAGTTCTGTTCTTTGGGTTGCGGTGGCGTCTCGGAGAGCAGTTCGTTGGCGAGGTCTGCGACGGTGATGAACGGGTGTTGTCCGTGGACTGCTGCGCAAGCTGAGGCTGCGATGCGGGCTTCACCGTTGTCGTTACGCCATCTGACTTCGAGCCACGCGTTTGAACCGTGGGCAGGTTTGTTTATCTGTGTGAGCATTGCTTATCCCCTTTGGTTGTTGTGATTACATTATCCACCATACAGGTGGGGTGTCACAAAGTCAAATATTCCAGTCAGGCTCACCAAGGATTGACACACGCTGCACCATCCCCTGCGGAATGTGCGTCACCATACCCACCGTATCCAACTCCGGTTCTTCACCAGGACACCACGAGCAAGTGACTGACACATACCCGTCGAGTAGGTCGGGCCACAGCCAACCGACAGAAACGACGTGCTGGGTTTTAGGTTTGTAGTCCTTGGTGTTGATCCAACCGTTGCTGGAATCGAACGCGTCTATCCAATGCACGGCGACCAGCGACCATGGGCAGGACATGGCTACCAGCGTTCCTTTTTGCGGTCAGCAGAAAAGATTGGGGCGTGGAAGGTGATGTTGTGTTTCGGTGTCACGACTGCCAACGCCTGCTGTGGTTGCTCGAACTGGAAGTTGTTGATGAACGCATACTCATCGTAACCTTTCAAGCTGCCGTTGACGACAAGGTGTGGGGATGGGAGGTATTGGTGCCAGTGCCCAATCCACAGCGTTGAGAAGTCTTGTCCGGTGGTGAGGTACCGTTGGGCTTTGCGTGCCCGCATCCGCATGATCGGCGGATAGATACCACCGATACCGCCACCGCCAGATACCTGGTCGCCGTGGGATAGCAGATGGTTCCACTGGTAGATAGACACCAACGCATCCGTACCCTCGGGGATATCGAAGGTGACGCGTTTATCTTTAGCGAAATGCTTCTCGACCATTTTGCCGAGCAGCCAATCGAAGTTTGTTTTGGCTCGCAGTTTCATGCGCGGCTTACGAGACATGCGCCCGTGGTTGCCGACAACGACCGGCACATGGACTTTGCCGAACTCATTAGCCAACACATCCACAGCCGCAGCCACCTGCTCAGACCAGAACAGGACTGAGGAGATCATGGTGTCCTCGTTGGTTTGGGCTAGTTCTTCGTGGATGTCTCCAGAGAAGATGTCGCCACCCAACATGAGTACCACCCCGTCGTAGTCCACACCGGCAAGGTAGTGGCGTGCGACGTTGACGGTGTTGGTTGCCCACTTGTGGAGACGCATGACCGCTATCTCGCGGTTGTATGCGTTCAACCCTTCCACCTCATCGGGGTTCACCACTTCATCGAAGTGGGTGTCTGAGAGCATGAGGAGCAGGGTTGCTGCTGACGGTTTGGGTTTTGCTGGGGTCATCCACTTTGGTGGTTCCAGGCGTGTCTGCTCAACGGAGGACACGATGGATAGGGCGCGGTTCGCAGCGTCAAGTTCTTCCCGTATGCGGGTCAACTCTTTCGTTGCGACGTCTCGTTCACGTCGAGCTTTGATGAGGTCAGCTTTTGCTAGTGCCTCGTTCTCGTCGGATAGTTCGTCTTTGAAACTCATCGGGTGGCCAACTGACGAAGGTAGTCGCGTCGCAGTTCGCTGATGGTGCCGGTGCCGATGTGGACACCGCGTTTGGCGAGCGCCCTACGCAACGATGCTTGACTAATCTTTGGTTCTTGTAACGCTTCGCAGAACTCGTCGAAGTCTTTCTTGTCAAGTTTCTCTTGTATCTCTGACCACTTGTTGCGGCGAGGGGTGTTGACTTCACCCATCAGTTCGTCCATCATCCCCACGTTGAATCTCCTGTCTTGTAGTGCTTATGTAACTGGTCGAACACTCGGTCAATCTCCGACTGTTCTTCGCGCTGCTTTCTGCGCACCATGTTCAGGCAACCGAGGTAGCCGATGGCGTCCCGTGTGTTGTCAGGGACGTTCAGTTCGTTGTTCAACTCGTTCGCCAGACGAGACAGTTTCATTGACACCATGAACATGATGCCTTCTTCCGCACTCAGGTTGATTCCTGTGATGGCACGGAAGATATCTACCGTGCGCGAGTAGTCCTCTAGCGGGTGGTCGTAATCGTTTTGGCGTTGACCGGTGATGAGGTTGTATGCCTCACTTATGATCTCCGCGCCTGCGGTTGCTGGTTCCATGTTTCCCCTTTGTGAGTTGTTCGGTTTTCTCAATCAGGTTCCACAGCTCGTCTTGATCTCCGACGCCTGGATAAACCTTCCTAAGAAACTTTGCTAGTTGCTTCAACTCCATTTTGGTGAACTGTTCGCCCATTGTCAAGTATCCCCTCCGAGGCATGTGAATCTAGGTGGCTGGTGAGCCGTTCGTCAACTCGGTCCACTTTGTCTTCGACTCGCATCTGGGACTTGCGTAACACCTGCAACAGGCCGACAACTACTTGGTGGTCGGTATGGTTTTCCTTCTTGAATTGTTGGAGGACTGCGACGATAATCCCGCCGACCGCCGTAACGACGGCAGCAAGGACAAGCGCCCAACCCCCGTCCACTATGCCTCAGCAGGCTTGTTTGCTAGCCACTCTTTGACACGTGTAGGGGCATTGTCACCGGCGACATAACGCAGATGCCACGGCTCGGACTGGACTTCCCATGAGAAGCCGAATGACTGTGCGTGTTTGAGTAGCCACTCCAAGCGTTTGCCGCTGGCGTTCGCAATATCAACAGCAATACCAAGGTTATGGTTGGAGGTCCCTGGGACCGCCATTGGTGCTACGCCTTTTTTGAGGTACCACGCTTTGTTTTTGTAGATGCGCGGCGTTTGCTTGAGGAGCTTTTTGTTCGGCTTGTCTGTGTACCTTTGGTAGAAGCCGTACTCTTGGGTTTCGAGGGAACGGTACGTGTCGGCTTGGCTGGTTGGGGAGAGGTCGATACCGTCGGCGTTGGCTGCTGCGTCCATTGCTTCGTATGCGTCAGCCGCACAATGATGGAGTTTGCCTTTGCCTTCAATACCGCGAAGGAGCGACGGATCGAGTTCACCAGGTTTTACCCCTTTCAGGTGAGAACACAGTTGTACTTTGACTACCGGATATTTGTCGGGCATTACTTCTTCCCGAACGCCTCTTGGATTTCTTCACTGGTCAACTCGCCGTCAGTTGAGGCGGAGGCAAGCTTTTGGATGACCTGCACAACGGCCATGAACCCTGCGAGGAGGGCAGACTTGGCTACCGATACACCGATCACGGCGCCACCAGTGACCGCTGGGAGGGCGTTGGCGAGGAATAGGGAGAACAGGCGTTGTCCCAAGTCCAAGAACTTGGCGACGGTTGCGTTGGCTTTGAGCATGATGTCAGTCATCTTTCCCCCCTGTGAAGGTCAGGACTGAGTGTAGCACCAGTGCTACGCCTGTGATCCAGAGAGCTTGACGCAATGTTGGACCCGAGAGGGTAATAAGTACTAGCCCTGTGCCGGCGAGGGTCCACGAGTTTTCGGTGATGTAGTCCAGTATGCGTTTCATTATCGGCGTATCCTAGTCGCTCCTGCGGCGGTGATGGCTGCGCCGATGGCGATGAGGGCGCGACGTTCCCCGACGGGGATGTTGGAGCCTGTCGGAATATAGTCATCCAGTCCTTCTTTGAAGATGTCTACCTTTTCTTCGAACGCTTCTCTGACTTCGGTGGGGGCGTCTTGGACCGCGGCTACCAGTTCAGCCACCTGTGCCTCGTCCAACGTGCCGAGGTCAAGGGCTTCGAAGATTGCTTCGGCTTCTTCGCTGCTGATCGTGGCAAGCACCTCTGGGTTGCTGGCTAGGGTTGCTGCCTGCTCCGATGTCGGCTCCTCGGGTATGGTTGATTGTGATGGTTCTTCTTCTGTTTCCGGTTCTGGGAATGTTTCTTCTGGTGTCGTTTCTGTTTCTAGCGTTGTTTCGGGTTGAGGCATTTCAGGCTCGGTTGTCGGAGGAGTCTGAGGGGTTGGGTCCTGTGGCTCGTCGTCTTCTGGCTGAGGAGGCGTGCTGTCAGGGGGAGGCGCTTCCTCCTCGACAGGTTCCGTAGTCGTTGTAGTCGTCTCGGGTTCTGGTTCGGGTTCTGTGGTGGTGGTTGCTGGCGGCACATAAACAGTCGTCGTCGTAGTGGTGGTGGTTTGTTCAGTAGTTGTCGTAACCAACTCTGTGGTCGTGGTGACAGGCTCAGTCGTAGTTGTCTCAGGCAGTGTCGTCTCAGGAACGGTCGTCTCAGGAACGGTTGTCTCAGGCACCGTCGTCGTGGTGGTCGGTGGGGTGGAGGTTTGAGTGAACGCCTCATCAGGGACGATGGCCCAGCCTTCGTTGTCAATGTTCCAGGCAAGCATGTAGCAGGTTCCGCCACCCCATTCGAAGAACCAGCCGTCTAACGGATACGTGCCAGCCCCAACATCAAGGCTGACTTGCTCACTCCATTGGCAACTTTTGACGTCCCATGTGCCGAACTCGGTGTCTGCGATTTGGATGGTGCCGCCGTCGTCGGCTGCGACCATGAACTGAATCGTCTCATGTTCGGGGAGGGTGATGAATCCCGTGTAGTGAACCATGAAGAAGTCGTATCCGCAGTTTTGGAATGGTTCGCCGTTGAAGTTGCGGTTGATGTTGTTTTCTGTCTCTGACCCGCAGGTTGGGTAGAGGTCGTCTACGCGGAGGGGGATGCCTGTCGGCTCATAGGTGTAGCCAACGGCGTTGAGTCCAGGTTCAACGTCGGCTTTCGCTGGGGCAGCGAGCGCGAGGATTGCTGCTGGAAGAAATATCAGCCAGCGGAGTCGACGGCTACCCACGAAGTCGTATCCTCATCCCAGCGGTAAGTTTCCCCGTCGGTTGGATACGGTGTTGGCGGCTGCCAATCGTAGTTGTTGTCAAGCGACCATGATGCAAACGGTTGTGGTGCAATGAACACGTCAGCAGTCGCGTCGTAGGTGTAGCCGATGCCTGCGTATTGTTTACGGAACGTGCCGTTATAGGAGCACTGTTTCCAGTTTGTGCCCAAGCCGAGTGATTCAAGGAACGCTGCGCCCTGCGCCTCGTTACTCGGGGCTGGGTCTGGGCAGTCGTTGTTGGACACCGAAACAACTCTGGTGACCACATTGTTGTCGTCAAGTTGTGCCATGTACGCCATGAATGCTCCTTACGCCGCAACCACTAGAGAGCCAGTGTCGTTGAATGTATGAATCGTGTATGAACCGCTTGTCGTTTTTGTTCCACCAGTGATAGTAAAAGATGTTTCAGAGGATGTAAGGTAACGAACAATCACCACACCCTTACCGCCAGCACCGCCAGTGTAGGTAAAGGAAGCGAAAGGGTCGGGGCCTGCGCCACCACCACCACCGCCCGTGTTTATGGTACCAGCAGAACCATCTTGTTCTTCGCCCCCCCCACGACCTCCGCCACCAGCGCCACCGTTACTTGTGGTGCTATTTCCACCGCCACCACCACCAGCACGAGTTACGGAAGTTCCTGTTATTGAAGATGCGACACCATCACCACCTTCTCTGGTCCCATCTGTGTTTCCTGCTTCACCAGCACCGCCACCGCCACCACCATTTGACGAACTGAAAGCACCACCAGCAAAACCTTGATTAGCGGTTCCCGTACCAGCGGGGCTTGCACCATTCGCAGCACCACCGCCAGAACCACCATTTATGATGGCAGGGAAGACGCCGCCCGCTGATTGTCCACCACCACCACCACCAGTTGAAGTAATAGAACTAAAAACGCTATTGCTTCCCTTGCTGTCAGCCGCACCGCCACCACCAACGGTGACTGTGTATGTTCCTGCAATCAATGAAAGTGATGATTCTGCGGATGCTCCACCACCAGAACTCTCACCCGCAACAGAAGAACGGTAACCGCCAGCACCGCCACCGCCAGAACCATCATAAGTAAAGGTGTTTGAACCTCCGCCACCGCCGCCAGCGATGACTACATACTCGACGCTCAATGTAGGTGCCTGGTATGTTACGCCTTTTGCCTGTGCGGAAACGTAACCTAGATAGGAGCGGTTTATTGTTTCGCCAGGGTTAGGTGTCGCAGAAACGTAACCGTAATACGAACGGCTCATCGTTACTCCTCGCTTATCGGAGCAACAAACTTAGACCCATCCCACACATCACCAATACCAGCAAACTTCCCACGATCCGCACCCTCAACCGGATTACCGTTGTACGACGTTTGCACCCATTCGCCAGCAAGACCGATGCTTGCGATGAACGCTTTGCCTGCGGCCTCTGTTGGGGCGTCACCGTTGCCGACGACGATAACTTCTCGAACGATACCGTTTTCAATCTTTGCGAAGTGTGCCATAGTTACGCCCTGAACCTTACAAGAACAATTCCTGAGCCACCTGCTGCACCAGCGCCAGTTGTTGCAGTGCTTCCACCGCCACCACCGCCAGTATTTGCTGTGCCAGCATTGCCGCGAGTACCGCCGCCACCAGAACCACCCGTGCCACCCGAAGCACCACCACCACCACCACCACCTGCGTAGAAAGTTGTAGATGATGCTTCTCCACGGAAACTGGAAGCGTCATATCCAGCACCACCGTTACCGCCAGCGGTCCCAGAAGCGTTAGCGCCAACAGCACCACCGCCACCACCGCCACCAGAACCGTCGTTGTCATTGCCGCCACCAGAACCACCATCAAAACCTTGATAGCCGATTCCTGCTGCTGTGAACTGAGCATTACCAGAACCAAAACCGCCGCCACCGCAACCACCTGCGCCTGCTCGGAATCTGTCACCACCAGATGAGCCAGTGCCACCGCCAGTACCGCTCAGCGAATTGCGTGAAGTGTCAATTCTGGAAGCATTAGACCCCATTGCACCAACAGAGCCACCAGCACCAATCACTACGCTGGTATTTGCGCTGAGATAAATGGTTTCCGTGATTACGCCGCCACCGCCGCCAGCACCCGCATAGCCAGTTGCGGAACGACCTCCACCGCCACCGCCACCAATTACAAGCACATCAAATAATCCCGCAGTGGTAACCGTCAAGGTGCCCGAAGAAGTAAAAGTCAGCAGCGTGTAGTTCACACCACCAATCGTGATACTGCTACTAGTTCCACCTGTCGCCGAGCCATAGGTCATAACAGGCGTGTTCTGCTGCGTCAGCGACGACACATACCCAAGTTGACGGCGAGCAGTAGCCATCAGTTACGCCTCAATCGCGTTGACAAACCCAGTCAGCAAAATCACATCAGCCGTCGCAGCAAACGCCTTCACGACCTTTGCGTTCTGCAGAATCAAGCCAGGAATCACCGTCACCAAACCCGCTTCGGGCAACACTGTCAACTCAATGTTCCCATCAGCCGCAGTAGCAGTACCCCACTCAATCGTCAACTTCACGCTCGACGCAGACGTGTTGCACGCGTACAACCAAATCTCATCAAACGTACCGACAGTCGTACCAGCAACAGCAGTGTGCGCCGTCACCGTTGCTGAAGTAGAGGTGCCAGTGACCTTGATGGCCATGCCATCAGTGGAGCCAGAGAGTTTCTTCTTGGTGAATGTAGCCATGTTCCTATCCTAACTGAATACTTGAATCTGAATAAGGTCCACCGACGGCGGAATAGCCGCCCACTTCAAACCAGTTGAAGCAGACGAATCAGCAGTCAGCACATACTCATTCGTCCCAACACCAAGACGAGCAACATCAGTCCCATTGAACGCAACAAGGTCACCCTTCGTCGTCCAACGCGACGCCAAGAAGTTCGCCTCATCAGCATCATCCGCAGAAAACACAGGATAAATCGTCGCACCCGACGCATGACTCTGAGCAGTCGTATCATCCTGCGCACGAGTCAAAGTCAACACGGAACCGGAGATCGTGGCGCTGCACTTCTCCTCGCTCGCAGTCCCAGGACTAATCACAACATAGAACGGAACACCAGCCGTTGAAGGCCAACCAGTCGTCGCCGCCAACGTAGCCGACGTGTCACCAGACGCCAAAGCGTTCGTGATCGTCGTCTGCGCCGCCGCGCCCTTATATTGTCTACGAGTTACTGCTGCCATCGGCTCATCATCTTACACTACGCATAACCACAATAGCCGTCCCCTCAAAATCGTTCGTCCGATGGGCGTTCACCAACTGGGCTATCCGCATCTGCACATTCTCAACCACCACCGCAAACGTCTCCTCGTTCTCCTGATAGGTCACCACCCGAGGGTTCTCCACCAAGTCACGCAAATAGCCGAGTTCACGGTCCACATCCTGCCAGTATTCCCGTCCGTTGATAGACAGCTTGTGGTGCATGATGAGGGGCACGGAAAAGATTTGGGATCGTAGCGGGGCGGCATAGGCGCGAGCCATCCAACGGGTAAGGGTTGGACCGGTGCTGGTTACGGCGTCACGGTTGAGGGTCACTTTGATTTCGGCTTCGAACACCTTGTCTTCCAACCCGTCAAACGTCTTTTCCTTCACATTCGCCGTAGTCAGGGTGGCGAAGTCAAAGAAGTCTCCGCCGTCTGATGCCACCGACATGGTGACCGAACCTTTCAACGGCAAGCAACGCAAGTCAAGTTTGGGGATGAACTTGGCGTCCGGTACACCCCAACGGTAGATACCTGATCGTAGATAGCCCGACGACACCAGGTTCGTGGCGTGGGGTGTGAACACGCCGACACCCGAGACGGTGAATAGTGGCTTGTTTTGGAACTCGTGGATTGACTGCACCGTACCTTGTGCGGTGGCCATCAGATCGGTTGCGTATGCCGGCTGGTTCGGGGAGATGAATACGGAGATGTCCATGCGTCCGATGCCTGTGGAGGTGGAGTCAAAGTTGGACCATGAGAAGTAGACGTATTGACCGATGCCTGCCATCGCTCCGACTGCTGCACCTGTTTGTACGAGTGGTCCGACGGTGAGGTTGCCGTCGGTGTCCGTGGAGCAGAAACGGAATCCTGTGGTCGTACCCAGGATGATGTAGCCGAGGTAGCCGTAGATGGATTGGACGATTTCTCCGAGGGGTAGTTCGGCGGCTGCGGTTGGGATGTCGAGGGATGTGCCATCGGCTTTGATTTGCGTCTTGTAGATAATGCTCGTGTTGCCTGCGTAGCCTGCGGCATAGATGTGGGTTTGTCCAGCAGCGAAACCTACCCACGTCCAGTTCGTGTTCGGGTGCGTGTAGAGCGCAGTCGGGTTGTTCGCTGATGAGCCTGCCGCGGTGGTGATGTTCCAAATCTTGCGCTTATCGGTACCCTGCCCAGCGACCATCAGACGCCCCCTGACGTAAGCCAGGACTCCAGCCTCAATACCGGTAATGTACGCCGACGAAGTAGAAACACCAGCGTTCGTCTGGTCGATGTCGCCGTTGGCGTACGAGTAGAACACGTTGTAGCCGTCAGACGTAATCGAATACAAGTCAGATGCCTGGGTGCCAGTCACCGTTGTGACCGTCACAAAATCGGTGGTGTACCTAACCGTCTGTCCGTCAGTTCCATAAAGGCGACCATCAGCAGTCACCGCATACAAGTTCGTACCCGAAGTTGGGTACACGTTCGTCGTATCCTTCAACAGGCTAAGCCTGCCCTTCGTCCACGGGTCCACACCCTTGCTTGAATAGAACCTGTACGCCTCAGCGTCAGCCGTATCCGAATACTGTTGCCCCGCGCCGTAATGCCACGATGACTGCGAACGACGCCACAAACCCTGCGGATTCAACGCCGACTCGCCAGGTTCCGTTGACTGGTCAACCGAATCACGAACACGCGCATCAAACTGGCGACTAAACTCATTCGCCTTCATATCCAACATGTACGGGCGACCGTTGATCGCAATAGGGAACACATCAGGAACGAGCTGTGTCGCACCCGTACCGGTGTAGAAACTTGACGCAGGTTTGAAAGCGTCTTTGAAACGCGTCAGCGTAGCCATCGGCTACTTCCTAAACTTGATTGGGTACTGCGCCTTCAAACGCCCAGCCTCAGCGATAACACGCTCACGACGCAACCGTTGAATGTTCGCAATCGAGTTCGCAACCGCACCAGCCTGCACCTCATCAGGGCGACGAGTATCCCCCTGCGACTCAATAAAGTTCCGTTTGATTTCACGGCCAGCCATCAGACGCATCACAACACCCATCTCCACAATGTCATCACACGTCGCAGGCAAAAAACAATCAGTCGTCAAATCCGACGACTCTGAACTGGCACGAGTGAAAGGAGCTTTGTAGCGCACACGTACCGTGCCAGCCATCACCGGCTCATCAAACACGAGCGTGTTCCCTGACGCAAAATCGGAGGTCGGCAAACCAGTCTGCAAACGCACGTAACTCAACACGGGATGGTCGTCAGCCAAATAACGCAGACGGACATCCAACAACTCCAAAATTGTTCCCGACCCAATAATGTTGATTTGGCGATCCGAACCGTTGTACGTCAAATCAACGCTCACCACACGAAACAAACCGTTCGCCGTAGAAGACAAATCATCAAGGTCTGCGTTCAACGCATCCAACATCTGTGCCCGAGGGAACCGTGGGCTGAGCGTTACTATCGCTCCCGAAGCGTGGGATGTCGCAGTCGTGCCCGCATAACCGCGTTCGACCGTAAGTGTTTTCGTCGCAGGGTTCGAATCCCAAACATAGAAAAGTTCTGATCCGACCTCGAATACAGAACCAGTACGAAGGCCGCCAACATCGTAAGAAGTGACAACACTCGTGTCACCACTCGTGAGACTTGCAGCCAACTTGTTGCGTTCTTCAACGACCCCTGCCAACATCTGCCGCGAAGCCCTGTTCAGGACCGTCGCAACCGTAGTCATCTAGTAGACGTACCCTCCGTACCCAGGGAACGAACCTGCTTGTGCTTTCGCAGAAGACTTCATCGTGCGCTTACCCTTCTTGCGTTTCGGGGCAGGACGATACTCCTTAGCGGGAGCACCTTTCACGGAAGACTTCTTGTTCTTTGGAAGTGGCATTACTTTTTCTTCTTGCCTGACTTCATTTTCTTGCCAGTCTTCTTCGCTTCAGCCTTCGCCATAGCCATACCCTTTGCGGTGTATGAGAACTCTTTCTTTCCAACTTTCGGCATAAAACTCCTGTCTAGTAGTTGGCTAACACCTTACCACTTAGCAGTCCCACTTACGTAAAGCCAAAGCCTTACGCGTTGGACGACCCTTGCTGTCTTTCATCGGACCAGGCATCCCACCCATGCGGGCACAAAAGGATCGGCGTCGAGCAGCAGCTTTCGGTGACCGTTTCGCTTGAGCAGCCGACACAGGCGGCTTCAGATTCATACCCTGACGTTTAGCAGACGCACGACCTTTAGCGTTCAAACCGCCCTTCGGGTCTTTACCTTCTTTGCGTTGCCACGCCGGAGTCTTAGCCATTACGTTTCGCCCACGCGTTATCAACAAGATTTGGATACGGGCGACCCGCATCAGCGGCACGTCGCTTCGCAGCAGACTTCTGCTTCGGACTCAACGGCTTAGATTTCTTGTTTGGGTTCTTCTTGTCCCAGAACTGTTTTTTCTTTTTCATCGTACCTCCACTGTATATGCATCAACATAACCTGACGCGAGCAGCACGTCAAGCACCCCTTCAGGTACCCGCAACGGCTCCCCTCTCACAAACCTGTAGGTCTTGCCGGCGATGTCGCATTGCAAGGTGCGTTTCAAGGTGACGTGATGCCAGAGGGTAGCGGTTTCGGTTGAGTGATCGGTGAGCAGGGTGCCTGCGGGGAGGGTGTCTGCGAGCTGTCTGGCAGCCGATGTCCAGGACCATTTGCGAACCTCGGGCAGTTTGGCTTTCGCCCACGCCAGATAGGTGTTGTGGTTGGCGTACATTTCGCGCATCGCCTCAGCCAACTCTCGTGGGTCGGTTTCATCCCAAGTGCCACCATAAATCGACGGCGCTGGCTTGTGGCCCAACACGAAAGGGGAGAGATGAGCGAAACCTTTCTGTCCCGAGGAGTCATTGAGAATCGTTGGAATACCACACGCCATTGCCTGCAACGGCATCAACCCGAAACCTTCGCCTCTGGTGATGGCGATGTAGCAGTCGGCTTGATGGAAGTAGTCGATGGTTTCTTGGTCGGTGAACCAGGCTCGGTGCATAAACACGTTGTCCGGCAACTTCAGATTAGGTACGCCGTGTGCTTCAGGGTTGGGTTTGAGGTGGAGTTCGGCGTCAAGGTCAGCCAACTTGAACGCCTCCAACACGATGTCCAACCCTTTACGCAACCACTGTGACCCGCCAGCATGAAACCTGAACCTC